CCGCACGAAAATGTTAAAGTTTGTAAGATATTAATGGGTGATAAGTCAGACAATATTGATGGTATCTATTATTTAGGTGAAAAAACTTTAGTAAAATTATTTCCCGAGATACTTGAAAAAGAAGTTTCTTTTACCGATATTTTAATTAAGGCGGAACTCCTCCTTAAAGAAGACAAAGAAAACAAGGTTTTAAAGAATTTACTAACAGGTAGAACAAAAACAGGAATTTATGGTAATGAGTTTTTTCAAATTAATGAACAAATTATCGACTTATCAAAACCAATTATCACAGAAGAAGGTAAACAAATCGTTGAACTTTATTATAAAGAAACGTTGGATCCTGAAGGGAGAGGGCATAGAAACCTAATTAAATATATGATGGAAGATGGGTTTTTTAAGTTCTTACCAAAAACTGATGATGCTTGGGTAAACTTTTTAAAACCATTTTTAAAATTAACAAGAAAAGAAAAGAAAAACTATCAAACAAAAAAATAAAAATGAATATGTTTATGAAAGAACAACAAGACGCAACCAAACTAGAGTTCGTGTTAATGGTTAACGACAACATTATCGTTCAGAGATACTTTAATGTTAGAGACTACAATTCAAAGGCTAAAAATTCTGCCGAATTGTATGAGTTTATTAAAGATTTAAAAAGTGAACTCGAATATGAGTTAAAAATGAAGACGGTTGTTTATATGATGGACAACGAGTATGAAATCGCGAACAACCCTGAAGTCCTTAACACATCTTATACGGATGGTCCTGAAAGTTTTAACATCTTTTTAAGAGAAGGTGATAAGACAATTTGTCATAGAAGGATGGACGCAAAACTTTATCCACCTAAAATAAGATACACCGTAGACATACGCCCTCGTATAAAAAGTATTCTTTCGGGTCTAACTGACATTTTTTCATCCGAAAATTTAACTTACAATTACCTTGAAGTTAATACTATTTAAGAATATTTATCAAATACGAAAAGGGTAAAAATATGGCGACAAACAAAAACTTCGATTATTTGGGTAGTACATTTCAGCTACAATTATTGAATCAAATTATACTGGACAAAGAGTTTTCAAGGTCAATTATTGACGTGATGGAAACTCAGTATTTTGAAAACAAATATTTCAAAATCATTTTCCAAATGATTAAAGAATATTATTCAAAATATGAACACACTCCTAATTTTGAAACACTTGAACAAATAACTAAATCTGAGTTACAACAAGAATTGGCGTCAAAAATAGTATTAGACACAATTGGTAAAATTAAAGAAGCACCAATTGAAGGAAGTTTATTTGTTCAAGATAAGGCTATGAAGTTCTGTAAACAACAAGAACTTCAAAAGGCTATTACTAAAGCTCAAAAAGTTATTGATGGAGGTGAGTTTGAAAATTACGAACAACTTGAAACCTTGGTTAGAGAGGCTTTACAAGTAGGAGCTAAAAGCGAAGGGACTCAAGATGTGTTTTTTAATTTGGACGAGGTACTTAATGAAGATTATAGACATCCAATACCAATGGGTATACCTGGAATTGACAGACTATTAAAAGGTGGTTTGGCTAAGGGAGAAATTGGGGTAATACTCGCTCCGACCGGCGTTGGGAAAAGTTTGAGTAACTCAGAACCCGTTTTAACCCCTACAGGATGGGTAAAAATGGGGGATATTAAACTTGGTGATAAAGTTATTGGTAGTGATGGTAAAGAACAATACGTAATTGGGGTGTATCCGCAAGGGATAAGACCAATATATAAAGTAGAATTTACCGATGAAACTTTTGTAAATTGTGATGAAGAACATCTTTGGAGTGTTAATACTCTTAATATGAGAACCGCAAAAACAAGAGGAAAAGGTGGGAAGGGTATTTATAAACCTAAATTTGGTTATAAGGTAGTTAAAACCTCAGATATGATGAAAGACATCAAAAAAAGAGGAAGATATAACTATAGATTACCCGTAGTTTCTCCTGTCGATTTTGAAAATCGAGAAGTTTTAATTGACCCCTATTTATTAGGTTTAATGTTAGGTGATGGTAGTATTTGTGATAGTGGTATTAAGATAACAACAAAAGATGACGAATTATTTGAAAATGTTAAACATTTAAACGAACACTCTTCTTTTAGAGAATATCAAAAAGATAATAACACCAAAACAATAAAAACTATTCATTTAAAAACCGACATTAAAAAAAGAATAGAAAGTTATAATCTTTTAAATAAAAAATCAAATGATAAATTTATACCTAAAGACTATCTTTATAATTCTTTAAACGTAAGAATTGCTATTTTACAAGGATTAATGGATACTGACGGATATATTAACAAAAAAGGTACATCTCAATACGCAACAATCTCTAAACAATTATGTGAGGACGTTAAAGAATTGGTATTGTCATTGGGTGGTACCGCTAGAGTTAATACAAAAATACCTAAATACAGACATAATGGAGAATTAAAAGAAGGTCAATTGGCGTATACAATAACAATGTCTTTTGCTAATAACGTAGTACCTTTTAAACTACTTAGAAAAGTTGACAGATACTATAAAAGAACGAAGTATGTCGAACAAAAATATGTTAAATCAATTACATATTCTCACGATGAGGCGGCCACCTGTATTAAAGTATCAAATCCTGATGAATTATTCGTTACGAGAGACTACGTATTAACCCATAACACAACCATAATGACTAAAATTTCAAATCACGCTTTCAATTTGGGGTACAACGTACTTCAAATATTTTTTGAAGATAATCCGAAGATTATCCAAAGAAAACATTTTACACTTTGGACGAAAATACACCCTGACGAGATGTCGGATAGGAAAGAAGAGATAATATCAAAAGTTAATCATATAAAAGAAACTATGACTAACAGACTTATTCTTGAAAAATTACCTTCGGATACATTAACAATGTTACAAATAAAAAATCAGATTAGAAAAATGATTGCTGATGGTATTAAAATTGATATGGTTTTATTAGATTATATTGATTGTGTGGTACCCGATAAGAATTTAGGTGATGAATGGAAATCTGAAGGTTCAGTTATGAGAGCGTTTGAGGCTATGTGTCACGAATTATCTATTGTAGGGTGGACAGCAACACAAGGTAATAGAAGTTCAATTTCATCTGAGGTAGTTACAACCGACCAAATGGGAGGGTCAATTAAGAAGGCTCAAGTTGGTCACGTTATCATATCCGTAGCAAAAACATTACAACAAAAAGAAATGAAATTGGCGACAATTGCAATTACTAAGTCACGTATTGGTGATGATGGTGTTGTTTTTGAAAATTGTAAATTTGATAACGGAATGTTAGAAATTGATACAGAAAGTTCCGTAACATTCTTAGGGTTAGAGGAACAGAAAGAAGAACAAAATAGAAAAAGAGTTCTAGACTTACTAGAAAAAAGAAAACAAAGACAACAAAATAATTAATTAAAGTATGGAAAAAATTTTAAAAGAGAATCCTAATCGATTTGTTATATTCCCCATCGAATATCACGATATATGGGAGTATTACAAACAACATCAAGCCGCTTTTTGGACGGCAGAAGAAATTGATTTAACGGGGGATATTAGAGATTGGGAAAAATTGACTGATAATGAAAGATTTTTCATTAAAAATGTTCTTTCATTCTTTGCCGCTTCAGACGGAATTGTTAATGAGAACTTAGCGGAAAATTTTTATAGAGAAGTTCAATATCCTGAAGCAAAATTCTTCTACGGATTTCAGTTAATGATGGAAAACATTCATTCATTAATGTATTCTTTACTAATAGATACCTATGTATCAAATCCTAAAGAAAAAGATGAATGTTTTAACGCTATTGATAGATTACCGGCAGTTCAAAAGAAAGCTAAATGGGCTTTAGAGTGGATTAGTAACGCATCTTTCCAAGAGAGGTTAGTGGCTTTCGCAGCGGTTGAAGGTATTTTCTTTTCAGGTTCTTTCTGTTCTATATTTTGGTTGAAATCAAGAGGTGTTATGCAAGGATTATGTAACGCAAATTCTTTAATTTTTAAAGATGAAAACTTACATTGTGATTTTGCGATTCATTTATTAAATAATCACGTAGAAAACAAACCGAGTGAAAAAAGAATAAAAGAAATTTTATTATCAGCACTTGAGATTGAAAAAGAATTTATTACAGAGTCTTTACCCGTATCATTAATAGGTATGAACTCAAATTTAATGAAACAATATCTTGAATTTGTTGTTGATGGTCTTTTAATTAAAATGGGGTGTCAAAAACAATTTAATGTTGAACAACCATTTAAATTTATGGAACAAATTGCGGTTGAAACAAAAGGTAATTTCTTTGAATCAAGAACCGTTGAATATCAAAAAGCTAAATTAAACGAAACAATCAATTTTACGGAGGATTTCTAATTATGATGTCATTGAAGATTAAAAAAAGAGGTGGTGATGAGGTTTCATTTAACCCGCAAAAGATTTATAACAGAATTAAAAGAGCGTCAAAAGGTCTTAACGTTAATTCTGACGAGATTTTTATTAAAGTAATAACATCAGTTCCGGTTGAAGGTAGTATTACCACAAAAGAACTTGATAAGTTAGTGTATGAAATTGCTGCGGCTTATACTGGAAGTCATCACGACTATTCAAGGTTAGCATCATCAGTAGCGATTTCATCTTACCATAAAGAAACTAACCCAAGTTTTTATGATACTATGATGGAATTACATCGTAG